CACCAACATATGTAGATGATCTACCACTACCCATTTGCAATCACACCCTATAATCATAAAACGAAGTTTAGAAAATATCTCGTCAATACTATTCGTACCAAAGTGAGCATGAATCCACACCCTGTTCTTATTATTTCCGTCATACAATATATCAAATAATTTATCTAGTTCTTCTCGGCTTAACTTTTCCCTTTCTTGGTCTATGTACAGTCTCGCATTGGCTTCAATAGATAGAATACCATCAACTGTCCTTCGCCAATCCTCTTCAAGAGCTATCACTCCTACGTTATCCTTCGTGTGTGTTATTAAGTGATGCTCTAATTCACGAGTTACGGAAGACTTACCAAGTCCTGTGCCTCCTGTAAGGGTAACAAGTTCTCCTTGTCTTAATCCATAAAGTTTATCATTCAAACCTTCCCAAGGATAAGGAATACTTTCTTTAATTTTCCTATTATGAAACTTCTCCCTATTCTCTGAAACATTTAAAACCCCACTAGGAGTATAAACTTTAGCATCCCAAAAAGCATAGTTAAATTTTTGATGTTCATTTGCTTTAAGCATGTCGTTAGGATCATTGAAACCATTAGGTAAGGTCATTATCTTAGCTGTTCCTGGTTTTAATATCCTAGCTACTTTTTTAGCAGCATCCTTACCTACTTTATCTTGATCAAAACAAATAACAACAGTGTCAAAATTTTCTATAAATTCCAAGCTATTCTTTACATCGCCAACAGCATTACCTGCCCCACCTTTAATGGAAACAACTGCTCCTTTGCCTCCCATCAACTCATAGGCAGACATGGCATCTAATTCGCCCTCAGTAATCGTTAAATATTTTCCTGACTTGAATAAGTTTTCGCCAAACAAACCTGATTCAGTATGTGAACCTGACCAGGAAAATCGTTTATCCTTAATGTAGCGAATTTTAGTAGCTGTAAAATTACCATCTCCAAAATAAGGATAAAGATGTTGTGCTACTTTACCATCTGTACCATAAATAACTTGCACTCCATACTTACGAGCAACTTCCTCTGATATTTTTCTATCCGTTAAAGCTCCATACTCGGCAGACTCTATGTTAGTGTAATTCTTTTGGGTTTCTATTGGTTGTTCTTCCATAAATATATCAGCTTCTTCACAAGCTTTCTTGTAATCAGAAATGGTCTTGGAGTGACTATGACACCAAGCCGAGCCACTCTTAAAAACAGACACACATTTATGATGTCCACAAACAGGACATGATTGATGTGTTTTAGCTACTCCGTTTGATGGCATAGAACCTCCGTAGTGAGAGGGCAGATTACTCTACCCCCTCGTTTCGACAAGAGAAGTTTTACCTTCTCGGCACATACATCTACTCTGAATCTTCGTCAGACTCAAGAGCAGATTCATCTTCCCCATTTATAGGGGTAGGTTCTTTAGCTTCATTAACAATAGCTACAATTCTATTTGAAAAGAAATTTATCCCTGCTTGGATTTCTTCCAAGTCTAAAACAATATTAGCTTTCTTCTGATTCAATCGTTGCAACCTACCAAAGATTCCTCTTGCTTCTTCAGGCAATTCATCTACAGATATTTGCACATCATCAATAGTTATGTAGGGTCTTTGCTCTACTACTTCTTCTACTTCTTTCTTTGCCATTTTAAAACTCCAATTCAGAATCGTCAGTTGAATCCAATCCAAGTTCTTCGCCATCAGCAGTAGTTGGATTGTACTCAATTAAATTAAGTACTTGTACTGCTTGCAGTTCTAAACCTTTATGAAAACCAAATTCATTAGTAACTTCCCAAGTTCTGTACTGAACAACCACATCTGAGCCATTACCAATAGCTACATTTAGTGGCTCTTTGTCGGCATCAATTAGTTTAGGAACAGGATTTGGAGTTCCGTCTTTCCTGGTTGCCCATCTCTTTATGAACAAAGCTTTACCATCATCGGTATCTTTGACTTTAAAACCTTGCTTACTAAAATCATCAGCAGTTTCATCGTCAACCAACAAGGTAATTTGGTACGTTGGGGGTGGAAACTTGTGGCTAGGTGTGGTAATAAAAGACCACATGCTTTTTCCTTTTACTAAAGGCATATGTTTTCTCCATATTTATTAAAAAAACTTGGGAGTTTTATTGAGATTCTAGACTCCCAAACTAGAGCCAAAATGAATGGCATAGCTTGATTTTTGGAGGGTATGAGGTGTCCTATCAATACTATATCTCCTGTTACAATGTTAAATAAGGCTTAAAAATATAAGCCATAAAATCATTGTACGCATTTTCACTAGGAAATGATACTACAAACATAGCATCAGCATCTTCATGTTCCACTTGAAAAGGTATTTTCAAAGTGTAGCATTCGGCATAAGCTTCTGTATGAAGACTCCTCATTTGACTATCATTTAAAGTTAGTGATTTATTAAACATGCTTCCCTCTATCTGTTTATGTAAATAGGTTTACCATCTACAATCTTGGCAAGATCATTATCTTTAGCAATGTCTTCCCAAACTTCAATCGGCATTCGCTTTAAAGAATTATTACAATTCATGCGTAGGGTTGCCCACTTGCGACCAAGTGTAATAATCTTGTATATGTAAAAACCACTATACCAACTACGACTCTTTAACCTTTTTTCAAAGATATACTGAGTGGGATTAAACCTTACTAAGTCTCCTTTCTGCATCTCATTTTCCATCTGGCGAATTATATCAAAGTTATTGTAACGTGTCAATGGTTTACCAGGACTAAATTATTGCTGTACTATCAATCGCATGGCATAAACACAATTATTCACACCTACATCTGCTGAAGTGTACTTAAATTTACTGATGTATCTTGTAGCTATCCTTTGAATGTCTATTGGTATTCCATCTTCCACGCTGACGTTATTAACAGTACCATTAGATGCTACGTTGTATGTTACTTCAAACTCAAAAGCTCCTACTGATCTAGCCTTCTCTAAAGATCGCACTAAAGATTTAGTAGATGGTTTAGAAAGCCTATCATCTACACAACTAAGAAAGGTAGGCTCTTGCCACGAATCCTTTATGATCTTAGTAGGTTCTTTAGTTACTTCTTCAACAACTATTGGAGTAGTTGGAGTAGCTTCTTCAACTACAAGGGTAGGTTCTTCTGTTACTAAAGGTCTTATTAGCAGAGACACTCTATCATCAAGGGAGATAACAGAGTATTCTAAAGTAGAAACAGATTCTTCTAAACCCTTTATCTTACTAGCTAATTCGTCAATGCTTTCATCATAAGTAATAGCATCAAGGGATTGATAAACTTTGTTAAGTTCCTGGTAAGCATCATCATTGGATTGATCCAGGACATTGATCCTATTGACCAAACCTCCGTAAGCTTCTTGCAGTTCCATGTCTATCTGTAAGTTAGTAAGTGATTTAGTAACTGTAACAGAAACAACAACTGCAATTATTGTTGATACAAAAATTGAAATTATTTGATTTTTCATATATTCTCCTTTTCAAAATTTAAAATAGATTCTCCTAGAAATTGTGGTATTTGTGGTACAACTGCGTTACCTAATCCTCGCAGTCTGTGTGCCCTATTGGGAACCCCATCATCCATTCCACTAGGTTGAGTGATAGGTAGCCATTCCTTTTTTCTCGTTCTGCTACGCATGGAGCTAATCTGTGCTTGTGTGCATACTTGGCTAAATCCTCCCATTTCCTTGCTGTGTCCTTGTAGTCTCTCGCTGTTGGGGTAGGCAAGGATAAAAATTCTTTCCCTTCTGTGAATGGAACCAATGGAACAAGCTGATATAATATGCCATTCTGCATTGTAGCCGATCTCGCTGAGATTTTGTAAGACCAATGTAAGTCCTTTACTTCTAAGGGAGGCCACGTTTTCAATGATTGCCCACTTCGGTTTGATTTCTTTAATGAGTCTTGCAAATTCACTCCAGAGTCCACTTCTACTGCCTTTGATCCCTCCTGTTTTGTCTCGGTATGGGTTTGCGTCTGAGATGTCTTGGCAGGGGAATCCTCCTGTGA